TCAGTTGTATAAACATTTAATCTTCCAGTTTTTTGAGCAGCTTCTGCAACTTTAACTGCTTGAGTTAATGTTGGTGGAAGATCAGAAGGTTTATCAAATGTAGTTATTGATCCAGCATTATATCCAGACTTTAATGTTGCTTGATAAGTTGGAGATAATAATCCTGATTTAGAAAATGTTTGATCAATATAAGCAAATGTTTGTTCTGGACTTAAATTTTGTTTAATAGTTTCTTGAACTAATGTTTTTTCTGTAAACTGTAATACTTTCTTTTCATTAGTTTTTAATGGAGTAGCACCTAAGAAAGGATTGTTTCCATTAATAATGGCATCTGAAAATGTTTTTGTTTCATTTGCTTCAGCTGATTGTTTTTCAATTTTATCTAAAAAATCTGCACGTTTTTTAATATCTAAGTCTTTAGATTTTTCTAAATCTAAAAGATATGATTTTGCTTCTGTATATTTTTCTTTATTAATTAATCTATCAACATCCATTTCAATTAATGTTGAATTATTTTTCTTTAGATCTTCTTGAAGTTTTAATGAACCATCATTTTGATATAAATTTCTACTAATAATTCCTTGTTCCATTTGAGATTTATAAATTTGTTTTTCATTTAAATCTTCAGTGCTAGTATATTTAGCCATATTTAATTGATACTCATTATTCCAAGTATTATTAAATTGTAGATCTAATTGATCTCTAGATCCTTTTGTTACTTGTGCTGATCTAGTTACTAATTCTAAATTTAATTTATCTTCTAATAGTCTTGCAGCAGCTTTATTTTGTATGCTATTAATTTTTTCTTTTGCAAGAATTTGAAATTGTTTTTGAAAGGTACTTGTTGCTTCAGATGGATCTATATTTTGAATAGCACCTTTTTGTATTTTATCTAATTCTAAATCTAATTCTAAATAATTTTTAGTTGCTTCTGTTTTATCTTTTATTGCTTGTTCTCTTGCATAATATTCTGATGCAACATCTAACCCTTTTGCAACTTCGCCAAATGCAGATCCAGCTTTATCTATAGGAACTTGAAAAGCAGTTGGTGTTGATATTGCTTGGGTTGTTGGTCTTCCTTGTGCTTCAAATGTAGGTATCTTTGGCATTATTGATTCCTTGCTCTGTTTTCTGATTTAGATTGTAATCTTAAATTACTCATACTGTTGTTTCTTGGATTTCTATCTTTATGATCTACATCTTTACCAAGTAAACTACTTCCATATTTCTTTTTTAACATTCTTCTAGCACCATTTCTTCCTGCTCTATCTTTTTTTTGTTCTGCACTAGAGTGATAATTATCATATTCTTTTTTATAATCTCTTGGCATTAAAATGATCCTGAGTAGCCTGTTGGATTAGAGGCATACTGACCATAAGAACTAGCACCATCAAAAGTTCCTTTTGGACCACCTAATAAACTTTTTCCATAAGAAGAGCCTGCAATATTAGTAGCTCCTTTAAATAAAGTTGTCATTGCAGCTTGTTTTCCTTGTTGTGCAGCAAACTGTCCCTGTATTCTATATAAGTTACCAGCTTCTCTTCTTTGTGCTGCAGCAACTTGAGAATTATAATCAATAACATTTCTTTGAACTTCAGCTTCTTCAGCATTAGATCTTAATACTCTTAGTCCAGTTCCAGATAATTCAACTCCAGATTTTAAAATTCTAGTTGTGGCAGATGATTGTAATTGATTAAATTGTTTATCAAATCTTCCTATATCAAATTCTTTTTGTTTTTCTATTTGAGTTGCTTCTTGATCTGCAATCTGTGCATTTCTATTTTGTATAGCTTGATTATATTTACCAGCAGCACTTTGTTGCTGAGCTTGCATTACTGTTGAGCCAACCGAAGCTACTACTAAAGCTGTTTCTAGTCCCATTAGTAAATCCTCGCAAATCTATAATGATCAGCACCATTAAAACCATAGTGCTTCATTAATCCTTCATTAGTAAATCCTAACCACTTAGCAAATCTAATTCCAATTCCAAAGTCTGCACGAACTGCAGTTTGTAATCTTTTAATATTATTTGTTTTAGCTAAGTAATCTAAATTTTGTTTAACAGCTTTAGCAATAGTAATTGGATAATTCCAAACATCATTTTTAGCAATGAACCAACCTTCTGCTACATTACCCCATATCTTTTTCATACCAGCTGCAGCAACTATCTTATCATTAATTAATCCTGTAAATGCCATACCTTCTTGCTCTAAGCTCATACATTCAATATTATTATCTTTAGTAATATACTCAGCATCTTGTTGAGTAAGCATGTGGTTCATTTGTGATTGCATAATTATTTTACCATGATTTTGTGTATAAGGAATTATAATTAATCTATTAGTCATTTGTAATCAATTCTGGGTATAACGATAAAATTGTTAAAGGTAAAGGTTGAGTTTGGCGTACATAAATGAAACCATCAGTTTCATAGTTACCTCTAAACTCTACTTCCTTATCACCTGTAAATACTGGAATAGCATTATCCATTAAAGTTGCTGAAGATCTAAATGGTATTGCTTCCATATTATCTAGATCTGGACCAACTTCTACACCAACAGATTCATATAATCTGATAGCAATATTAAATATTCTTTTTGTTTTAGATTGTGATGTACCATTCTGAGCTCCAGCATCTAATCTCATTGTTTGTAATAGTGATGTGTAAGATAATCCAACTTTAACTTTATTAACAAATCTTGCTAAAGTTATAGAACCTGATGCTACAGTTTTATCTGGATGAGTTGCACCACTTGCAAGAACAGATACAGATTGTCCCTCAAGATGATCTAATCCTGTTACTGAATTAACAACTTGATATACAGCTACCCCAGCTGTGTGTGATGCTGCTGTAGTGCTATTGGTTGCTCTTGTGCAACCTGTTAATGTATTTGTAGATATTCCTGTGTAGGTAATTAATTCGTTATCTATTTTAACTGTACCAGTAGTTGTAAATGAAGTAGCAGATGTTAATACAATAGAACTTGCAGAAGTATTGATGGTAGTATTAAGAGTTGTACTAGCACCAGCATATTTTAATTGTGAATCTAAAAAATTAAATTCTGTGTTATCTGTTTCATCAAAATCAAATTCATTTATATATTCTACATAACGTCTTGTTACACCATTGATTGTGCGTTTAACAACAACCCATGTTTGATATTCTTTATCATCGGTTGGAATAGTAGCAATGGATTCGCACATAGCAATATCTGATCCAAATGCACCACCAAATGTATGTTGATGCCAAGCAACAACTTGTTGTTCTCTTTGGTAAGTTAAACCAATTAATTTTCCATCTGTTCTTACACACCAAATAATTTGATTGGGTTCTTGTTGGTAAGACATAGATTCAATTCCAGATTCTGAAATATGCTCAGCAAGAATAGTCATGTCAGGTGCAACATATCCATCAACGTCAAAGTTATAAGCTAGTTCTCTAATCTTTCTTTTAGCTCTTTGTAAAAATAGAGTTACGTTTCCTACTGGTATGCCATCTATATTTGCACAGCCATGGTTAGATTGTTTTTTAATTAATATGTTTGTTGGAGTTACAGGATCATCTGTACCACCTCCTGATACTGAAAATTCTCCACCTACTGTACCCACAATTAATGTTCGTGTTGCAGATAAGAAACGAATAGCATTAACTTGGTTAGATGCGATGGTATAAATAATAGCATCATCATCTGCTACAGTGCCTCCTCTATTCTCATCCATGCTTTCATAATCACCTGATTTAGAAAAGAATAATGTTTGTGGTTGAGATTCTGTTCCTGCAAATACTAATCTTTGTTCATAGAAAGATACGCAAGAAGGATAACCTGTATATTCTGACCAAGCTCCCATAGCCCAGTCAGTAGATGCTGTATTAGAAGTCATGTCTTGTAAAACTTCTACAGTTACAACTGTTGTGCTGGTACGAGCTGTTATTTCTGCATAACCAGTTTTAAATCTTATTAATCTACCAATATCAATGGTTTGAAAACCTGTGTTATCATTAATTCCTGTTATTGCAGATGCAGTTAAGGTTCTACCAGCTCCAACTGTATGTGCTGACATAGTAAATGTTGTAGTTGTTGTATTGTCATCTAAGTAGGGTCCATCAGTAAAATCTACTTCTGTAATAGTCCAAGAGGTATGACCAGTTCTAGATAATTTTTTAACAGAATAATCAGGATGACAAATGTACATAACGTCTGCTGATTGTGCAAATTTTAAAGTTGGTAGATTTGCAGTTAGATAAGTTGTTGTTAATGTATAAACTCTATTTGCAATACCACCTGATGTATAAGTTGTATAAGAAGTTGTATTAACATTAACTCCATCTATGTCTTGTAAAGCAAATGTGTTAGCTGCAACACTTGCTACTTTAAATCTTTTACCATTGACTTGTGTCATTCCTACAACACCAGAAATAACAACTGTATCTCCATTAGAAAAACCATGAGCTGCAGATGTAACAACACCTGGGTTTGCTTGTGTAATTCCTGTTATAGTTTTATTGGATTCTAATATTGCACCATCGTCTTTATAAAAACGAATATAAAGATCACCAAATTCTAAAATGTAAGTTTGTGTTGTTGAAAATTCAAAAGGTATTAATCTTGTAAATGCTGATGATGTTTTAACTTCAGCTACAAATGTTGTACCTGGTCTTCTAGCTGCAGATCCATGAGGATAAACAACCATGTTTTGTAAAGTTTTGCAACCAGATGAATATTTAGCTAAATCATTTCTACCATCTAAACGTGGTGATAATTCTCCGCCTGTAAAGTTTGTTAATTGTACAGCAACTCTAGCCATGGTTTTTAAAACCTAGAGTTAATAAACGTATTTGAATCTACTACAGATGCCATACCTGATTCTTGGTCTGTGTTATATCCTTCTGTTGAATCTACGAATCTAGCATCTTTTAATTTTTCTTGATATAAAGCATACATTTGTTGAGCAACTGGATTAGATGAAGTTACTGCATAAGCAATATCAGCAGCTAGTGAAGCACTTATAACTTCTCTTAGTAATTGATCATATTCGTTAGGATCTTCAACTCTTGAGATATATAATATTTTCATAGAAGAAGAATAAGATAAAATCTTTCTACCCTCTACAACATAATCAGATTCATAATCTAAAATTTTTATTAATCTTAAACAATCAGAGGGTAATGTAAATTGAGATGTAAATCCCCAAGCTGGTGTTGCTGTGTCTGCTGCAAGTTCAACTCTTTTTAATAAACAGTTCCAAGGATGATGTCTAAATATTGCATCTCTAATATTTGCATATCTAGCATTGCAAAGCCTTGCGTTTTTTGAATCTTCTGTAAGGGAAAGAATAGTTGATGCACCTAATTGATTTAAAGCTCCATTACAAATTTCTACAACTGATGCCATATTAAACTTTCTTTATAATATATTTACGTCTTAATTGCCTAGGTTTTACTAATGCAAAGATCTCAGCTTCTGTGAGTTCTAAATGTTTATCAAAACCTTGATGTGCTGTTGATGTATATTTAAATCTATCAACTAGAACATAGCGATAGATATAATCTTTATTTTGTAAATGTAAAATTGTTTTTACGTTGTCTGTCTTCTTCATAATAAACAGTGGGGATTTTACTCCCCACTATTTAAAATAGTATTAATCTACTACGTATCTGATGGCAACTTGAACCACACCTGAAGCAGTACCACCTGCTAAAGTTATAGTTATAGGTAAGCCATCTTGATCAGCATCAACTACTGAACCTGCACCTAAAGCAATAGTTGCTAAGATGTCTGTTCTAGCAGCAGAAGATGTAGATGTCGCAGCTAAATAAGCAGCTGCTGATAAAGCAACTGTTGTGCCTGCAGCATTTTTATAAGCAGCATATCCAACTGATAAAGTTGTAGATGCACCTAATGCAGCATTAGTTAAATAGCCATCAATAAGTCTTGCTCCATTTGGTAAATTAACCATTTGAACAACGTCAGCGATAGCTGCAGATGCTAATGTAACATCAGCAAATGCAATTCTCATTCTTCCGCCTGTTTCATTTGGTTTAATCTTTTCAGATGGGACGTTTTGCGACCATTTAGTTTTTTGTGTTGAGTATAATGTAGCCATTATATTTTTTCCTTTTTAGTTAATGTTATTCGTCGCAAGCTATTTCGACAACTTTTTCTTCTTCCATACGAGTAGCACCAATGCTCATAGCGTAGTAAACTTGAGTGCTGTATGATTTGTCAGCTCTCTCGTCAATTCTAGCTAGAACATCTTGACCAATCGCTAATTTAATAGCGTCAGCTGTGAATGCGTATGCAAGTCTGTCGTCTGTATTTGTTGCGTCAAGTTTTAATCTATTTGTAACAATAAATTGAAAGCCTAAGAAAGAATCAACTTGACCCTGTGCTAGAGCTTTAACTGTATTGAAATCACTAGATGTTACTTGTGTTGTTCCCAATAGATCGCCTATTTGTTTTGGTCCACATACAAGGTATCTTTGTAGAGATGGATCAACATCAGCTGCATCTAAAAGTCTTTTTGCTTCTAAAAGTTTAGTTATAGTTAAACCATCAGATTGTGATGAACTATAAGGTTTTTGAGCAGCAGGAAGTGCAACAGAAGTAGATCCTGTTTCACCTGTGTATGCTGTTCCACCTAAAGCGGCAATGATTACATCATCCATCGCTCTTCCCATAGCAGCAGCCGCAGCTTTTGCATAAGAAGAAGTTGGATCAATTAGTAATCTAACTTTATCTGCATTGTCTATTAGATCAGCCCACTCATAATCTGCAAGTGTTACTCTTCTTCTAGAGTGTGGCGTATCAATTTGTGGAGTGTCAGCGTGTCTAGAGCTTCTTACAACCGCAGTTGTTTTACCAACTTGATCAAAGAAAGCACTCTTTCCAGTAACCGACTCAACATCCACAACTCCTCTTAATACTGATCCCATTTGTTGAGATAGCATTTGTACGTTTGAACTGTACTGCTGTACAAAAGCAGTTGTTATTTGATTTGACATATTGTCATTTCCTTTTGGTTAGGTTAAGTTAAGTTTAAGTTCAGAAAGTTCCCCATCATTGATAGGCTATCTTGCATTTAACGACTGTTAGTCGGTTGTCTTTCCAACAGGCAAGTAAGGTTCTAATAGAATTGTCTTACAATTTCTAAGAAGATTTAATTAAAAATCTCCCTAGAAATCGCAATATAGTAATTTTAAGTTGATTGCAATATAATTATTGATTTAATAATTCTCGCAATGACAGCACTTGATTTACTGTTTTGTTATGATTTGGATGTGATTTGTTCCAATAGGGACCAGTCTTATCACCTATTAAATCATTAATTTCTTTTTCAACATCTCTACCTTGAAGTACATTATCAGATTCTGCACCGACAATTTTATCTTCAGATAATAGATTAGCAATGTTAGCAAATGCTTTAATGATCTTTGGATTATCACCTAATCTAGATCCATCTCTTAATTGAGTATCAAGAAGTTCTGGTTCTAAATAAGTTTGAGCAACATTGGCAGCTTTTCTTAAGTTGTCATCATATGCTCTTCCCCATTCTGATCTTAACGCATTAGCAGATTCAGCTTGTGCAGATTCCATATTCACTGACATTTCTTTTGCTGAACTTTCTAATGTTGATTTATAAAACTCTAGTATGCCTTGAGCTTGTTTATTATTTAAACCTAGCTTGTGAGCATTCTGTGCAAATCCTTTGATTACATTTTCATCAACAGGAGCAACATCAGTTTTAAATTCAAGTTTATATTTATCAGCAGATTCTGGTCTGCCTAATTTATTATAAACTTCATTCCACTGTTCATCAGT